TGTATTCCAGCAGTAAGCTTTCCCGGTCAAACAGATCGCAGCCTCCCGCCTCCGCATCATCCAGGGTAATAATTTTCCTGAAGGTATTGTCAGGGCAGAGAATACCGGATTGCATTTCTTTAAAGCCGGGGAATTCAACTCGTTTCTTCTTGAATCTCTGGTTGTATCTATCCCCTGTCCATAAATCATATGCGTCATGGGTTACCGCCGATGGCGATGAAAAAAGAGTTTTCCTCCACTTTTTATGAGTCGCCATGCCTGACGCGACTTTATAAAGCTCATTGAATTTTTGGATCCAAAAGAATTCATCGATATACACGTCACCGGTATAACTCTGTGCCGACTTGGAATTGTTCGATAAAAAATGGAGTTCGGCGGGGCCTTTGGCTGTATGTAAAATTATTGGATTGCCTGACAGTTCTATTTCAAAATGCTGTCTGGCAATGGTGATAATGTAACGCCGGAAAACTTCCGCCTGGGCTCGGGTTGCCGACAAGAATATTTTATTACGGCCGTAAAGTGCGGCGTCTTCAAATGCCTCTTGAGCAAAATACCAAGTGGCTCCTATCTGCCTGGATTTCAACAGCATCCTTGTTCTGTTGTGGATGGCGTCTCTTAATTCAAGCTGGTATTTGAAATATTGTTTATGGAGTTTTTCTTTAAAATCAGACGGCTTGAGCATCGATACATCGTTCTTTCTTTTTTTATTGCCTGATTTTCTTTTGTTATTGCGGAGAGTGTTATTGTTTTCCTTTGGGTTTTCCTTCGTGTTTTCAGCCGATTGACTTTGATTTGATTGGATGAGTTTGATTCTGACAATGGAATCTGTCAGGGTTCTGATTTCGGCCAGATCAATTTTGGTTTTATCATCTTTTTCAGCCAACAAAGCCAAGCGTCGCGACATCGCTTCTTCTATCGATTCATGCAAAAGAAGATCATCCCAGCTCCCTTTAATCCGCCAGTCGTAAATAGTGCGCAACGGTGTATTGAGCAATTCGGCAATTTCTTTTGCCTTATGCCTGCGTAAATACAACCGTTTTGCAGCGTCTTGAATTTCGACCGGATAATTGCTCAACCTTCCCTCTCCCGTAAGTAGAACCTCTCCAGCCTAGAATATCAGGTTTTTACGGCCGTTATTTTTGTTTCATTTTGATAGTGCGAAAATCGGAATTGAATTCGTGTACAACGGGAAAATTGCCATCTAAGATTGAATTTAAAAGAAGGTAAAAACATCCACATTATCAATTTATAGGAGCGTTAAAAATGCCCTCATCTCTAGTTTCAGACTGGAAAAGAATTGCCCAGTCGGGCCCTACAATGGACGGTCGGGTTATTAAACCTGAATGGCTGGTTGATATGGCTGAGACTTACGACCCTGATGTGTATACCGCCAAGATCTGGATCGACCATATGCGCTATGCCTCATATGGCTCAGTCCGGGAGCTGAAAGCAGAAGAGGATGGCAGCTTGGTCAGGCTCTATGCGAGAATTTCCCCTTCCCGGTCCCTGCTGCAGATGAATCAGATTTGGGAGGAAAAACTGCATTTCTCGATTGAACCTACTGAGAACTTTGCCAAAACAGGCAAGTGCTATCTTACCGGGTTGGGTATGACCGATGAGCCGGCAAGTCTCGGTACCGATGAAATGAGATTCGCGAAGATGCAGGGGCGACAATACACCGCACGGTATGCCGGTGATGAGGTACCCGACCTCCGCGAATTAAATGATGATCACGATCTGGAACGATTCGGGCAGAAGCTGGCGCGATTCTTCACCAAAAACAACAAGCCGAAAGAGGAAAACGAACCCATGAATAAAGAACAATTTGACGCGTTTACGAATTCAATCACGACCATGCAAAACATGTTTGGTGACCTGGCCGAGAAGGTTGAAAAATTTGTCGCGGTCAAACCGGTTGAAACGGAAGGTGAAAAAATCGCCGCCCCTGCCAAGGCTCCTGAAAAAGACCAGTTCGCAGAGCTCAGCGACAACCTGAAAGCCCTTGACGATAAATTTACTGCTCTTGTTGAGCGGATTGAAAAAACCGTACCCGGTACCGAGTTTAAAGAAACCACCGGAGCAGGCCAGGACGAAGGCGAGCTCTTATAAAAACTCGATCAAAAAATTTCTGATAACCGAAAAAAAACATAGGGCATAAGGAGAACACATCCCCATGAAAGAAAGCACACGAAAACTGTACCACAGCATGAGCCTCCGGCTTGCCAAAACCTACGGAGTAAGCAGCGTCATCGTCCCTTTCGCGGCAACTCCGGAAGTCGAGCAGCGCCTGCAGGATAGAATTGTTGAGAAGGATGTTTTCCTGTCCAGCATCAATGTCCTCACTGTCGGTGAGCTGGCAGGGCAAAACATTTTGGGCAGCGCCTCCGGTCCCTCATCCGGCAGAACCAATACCTCCGTCGAGGGTCAGGAACGATCCCCGCGTGATCTGCTCGGCCTGGACGCATACGCTTACAAACTGTATCAGACCAACTCTGACGTTTACATGAAATATGAGACCATGGACGCCTGGGCAAAATTCAAGGATTTGGCCGAGCGTTACGCCAGATATCTGCAACAGCGCATCGCCAATGATCGCTGCCTGATCGGTTGGTATGGCGAGTCGGCTGCAGCCGATACAGACCTGGTCACATACCCTTTGATGCAGGATGTCAATGAGGGCTGGATTAAGTACATGAAAATCAATAAAGCCGCCAATATCCTTACCGAAGGCGCAACTCCCGGTGAAATCCGCATCGGTGCGGCCGGCGATTTCCTGAACCTTGACCACGCTGTCGCCGATCTTGCCGATGGTATCCCGCAGTATCTCCGCCAGGACCTTGTTGCTTTTATCGGCAGCGAGTTGATGGGCATGGAAAAGAGCGCTCTGTATAAAGCCATCGCTGCCAAACCAACAGAAAAAACGCTGGCAACCGCGTCATTGACCTCATTCGGCGGTTTCCCCGCAACTACTCCGAACAACTTTCCTCCCCGTGGCATCGTCATCACCAGCTACAAAAACCTGTCCATCTATGTCCAGGAAGGTACATGGAAACGGCACTTGAAAGACAAGCCCGAGAAAAATCGGGTTGAAGATTTCAATAGCCGCAATGAAGGCTATGTCGTTGAAACCCCCGATAAGTTTGTCGGAATCGATTTCACCAATGTCACCTTGCCCGATGGGCTCGGCGGCTGGGCGTAAGTTCTAAAAGCCTGGGGGGATACCTCCAGGCTTTTACCTAAATTGAGCAGGGAATTTTGACATGGGCGTAATGACCAGTTTCCAGAAAAAGAAAACGGCGGATCCACGTTTCGGCGAAGGTGAGAACGGCAAAGGCTTTAAAATCATCGCCACTATGCCGAGCGGGGTTATCGCAAAACAGCAGGCCGTTGCCTCTCTCGCAAAAGAACTCGAGGCTGATCTTGAGACTTTGAAATTTATCAAAAGCATCAAGCAGAAGGAACGGGAAAAAGCTGAGCATCTGGTTCCTAAATATACGCCTGTTGTGCTGACTCTCGTTGCTGCAGGGTCATCTCACCCTTTGTTAGGTCAAATCCTCGTCTGGTTGTTTGATATCAAAGACATCCACAAGGCAATGGACCTGGCGTTTTATTGCATCGAGAAAAATATACCTATGCCGGAACGATTCAAACGCGACCTTCCCACTTATCTGTGCGATGTGGTGCTTGAATGGGCTGAAGGCGAATTTGAGGCAGGCCGAAGCGCAGAACCATATCTTGAGCAGATCTGCACGGCTGCAAAAGGTTTTGATCTGCACGACCAGGTCACCGCGAAAATGTATCGACTGAAAGGCTTGATCGCCCTCGGCAGAAAAGATTATGCGCAGGCTGTGCTTGATTTGCAGGATGCGGAAAAATACGGGGCCAAGGTGAAAACGGCCCTGGCCCAGGCAGCTAAAAAACTGGAAATAGAAACAGAAAATTAACGAGCTCCCCACCCCCCGGTTGATCCGGCACTTAGAGGTATCATTCACTTGACACCTCTAAGTGCCGGGACCGGCTTTTGTCTAAGGTTGTGTAAGGATTGAATTATGAGCTTCACAGGGTTTTCAGACGACATCCCGGCAGAGACGGAAGTAGTGAACGCTGCCTTCTGGCCTGCTCTCAACCTGGCATCGTTTCAAGCCGGGTACCGGTTGCCTGCTGAATACAGACAGGAGATGTTGGTGAATCGTCTGCAGCTCTCCATGATCTGGGCCAACGGACAGCTCAACGGTTGGATGCTGGAACAACAGGCGCTTGGCTTTACGGATCTGGATTCCGTTACCGGAGACGAAAGTTCGAACCTTGGTACTGTAAAACGTTTGAATATCCTTTACGTCCGGGCTGTTTCCTGCCATGCGAAAGCGCTCTTGCTGTCGGATTATCAAACCATGATGCGCAAATCAGATGCGCAAAATGACGCCAAGGAATCAGAGGACACGGCGGACAAGTGGCACCAAATGGCCATCAGCGCCATTAACAGCATCAAGGGCAACCTGCAAATCCACGCGGAGGCTCTGTAAATGGAAAAGTTGACGCTGCTTGCCAAACATATCGAATCGTTGCCGGGGATCGCCCGCGATCAGATGGAAGCATTTGCCGATCTGGGCAAGCTGGTTCCCACCGGGAAAGACCTCGGCCACGGGCTGGAAGTCGGCCGCTTTAAATATGACGCTGTGATTTCCATTGAACGGTGCCCGGCTGTCATTGCATCTTTGCTCCTTTCTTCCCTGTTGGTCTGGCTGGCGGTAAATGATCCCGATCGGGACCTGCAAGGGCTCGCTGATCCGGACATCGATGTCACCCTGGGCGATGAGCAAACGGTGTTTGTCCAGCTCACCGTCGAGTTCGATGAGCCTTTGGCCATTGTCGAGGACACAACGGGGCCAATCAGTTTTGACGGTAAGCAGTGGCGGGTTGCCTCCGTGGCTATCGATGTCGCTGAAACTCTTGATAGTTTGGAGAAAGCTTAATGTCGCTTGGTGATATCACTATTGATACCGATCTACGGTCACGGCTCCGACTGAATCACCAGCTTGAAGTGTTGAGCATGGGTTCCGCAAGACGAAGGCTGTTTTTGCGGCAGATCGGGAAAGAGGTTCGTTCTGATTCGCGGAAAAACGTCAGGGGGCAGAAGACGGTTACCGGAACAAGGATGGCGCCACGGGCAACGAAGAAGAAAAAACGGATGTTCCGGGCGATGTCCAAAGGGATGGTCACGGAAATCAAGAACGATCACAGCGCGGATATCACCTGGAAAAACCGGGGTCAGGCGATGATTGCCTACAAGCATCACCACGGGATTCCGGAAAACATCACCGCAGCAAAGGCTAAAAAACGATACGGCGTCCCGGACTATAAGAAACAGGCAACACCGGCACAAGCCAGGGCCTTGAATAAAGAAGGGTTCCGCCTGCGGGTGGCACGTAAGAGAGGTAAAGGCGGTGCCGTCCTTAAGAGGGTCCCGCAGAAGTGGATCCAGGACAATATGACAGTCGGCAAAGCAGGCTTAATTCTCCGCCTGATGCGGACCGACAGCCCGCGTGGAAAACAAAGCTGGCAAATAAAAGTACCTGCCCGCCCGATACTCGGAGCGACGCCGGCAGATGCGGATAAATACCTGACTGCAATGGCTACGAACATTTTGCAGGATACCAAAAGAGCATAAGGAGACCAACCATGCTTGGAACAGTACAAATTAATAAACTCAATCTGATACAAGGGGCGCTGCCCGATGTTGAGCGGCATTTTCTTTTTATCGGGGTGGGTGCGACGAACGTTGGCAGCATCCTGTCTATTGGTCCTGAGACTGATCTTGACGCTGCTCTTGGAGCTGTGGACTCCGTTTTGAAAACACAGGTGCTGGCAGCTTTGCAAAATGCCGGACAGAATTTTTCCGCCTCGGTTATGCCGATTGCCGTTGCTGCCGAATGGCCTGCAGCCGTCGATTTTGCCATGGAGAGTATCACTTGTGAGGCAATTGTCCTTGTTGACCCGATAGCTATCAACACCGACCTGGAGGCAATGCAGACCAAAACAGATGAGATCATGGCTTTATACATGCGCCCTACCTTTTTCATGGCTGCTGCCCGGGCGATTGATCCAGTGACCGAGACCTGGGATGCGTACATCACCGCCATTGAACCGCTTACGGAAAATGTCGCTGCAGACCAGGTATGCATTGTTCCCTACCTGTGGGGCAGTGACCTTGGAGCACTTGCCGGTCGGTTGTGTGATCGGTCCGTAACCGTTGCCGACACTCCTATGCGTGTGGCGACCGGGCCGCTTTCCGGGGAATGGGCTGAACGGCCAATGGACATGAACGATGCAGCCATCACCATGGCGCAGCTTAAGCAGCTGGACGGCAATCGTTTTTCCGTCCCGCAGTGGTACCCGGATTATCCAGGCACATACTGGGGTGACTGCAACATGTTGGATGTTCCGGGCGGTGACTTTCAGGTGGTAGAAAACCTCCGGGTTGTCCAGAAGGGCATGCGGAAAATATACCCGCTGGCGGTTGCCAGAATCGGTG